ATGCACAGGGGTATGTAATTCGTATCTGGCTGCGTCGGAGAGATTGTCACCGTCGTCGTGCAAGTATTCCCCGCGACGTTCGACGTGCTGCAAACACTCGTGTTTGCTCCTAGCGAGATGAGTGTGATATTTGAAACCAAGCACGGCTTCGTGATGGTCGTCAGCAGTCCGCCCGTGCCAGCCTGGACGCAATCCCCATTCGTAAGTCCGCTGTCCGTCACGCTCGTTCCGGTCAGACTGGTAGTTGCTTGGATCGAGCCCGGCGCGATGAACGTTGAAGGAATCGAAAGAGTCGGCGTCGTTCCCCCGCTTGACGTGATCTGATTCGTAGTTCCGCTCACACTCACGACGCACGTGGGGCACAAGATAGTTCCCGTCGTAGTGATCGGTCCGCCAGAGATGGGGCTGCTCGTCGCGATATTCGTGACCGTGCCGATGCCGCTGAACGAACTTGGTGCGTTGAACGATGGCGGCGCGGATGATCCGGTGGGATTACCGAAGATGGTTCCCGCCGCCGCGTTGAGCGCCGTGAAAGAAAACGCGGGCGTAGTCGTGGGATTCGTGACCGTCACGTTGAACAGTGGCGAGAAGCTTCCCGAACTCACGCTCGTGACCGTCCCGCCTCCACCGTTGAGCACAAACCACGTGCACGGCGGGAATCCCGTGAGCAAGCACACGTGAATGCGGTTATCGGTGTTGTTGAAGTACAGCGTGCCGGGAAGCGCGCCGCTCACTTCGCTGTCGGTGTACGCGCGCGCGCCCAGCAACGGGACACTGAGATTTAGATTCACCGCTGGCGGGATGATCTGCGCGGAGATGTTCTGTGTCGCGCCGGTGATCGTAAGATTTTGCGAGAATGATGGCGTCGTGGACGCGGGTGTGACCTGAACTGTCCACGTGCTGCCCGATGGCGTGATGAAGTTATTGCTCGGGACGCTCACGCCCGAAAACGAGCCGGACCCGTCGAGTTGCAACGCGGGCACGGGAATCGTAGTGTTTTTGTCGAACGGCGCGCCATTCCAGAAATATTGCGCGGTCGGATTGGAGTTCGATGGGCGAAACGTTAGCTGAACGGTTCCCGCGAACCACGCCTGCCCGCCTTGATCGGTGATTGTTCCGCTCACGACCGTGGACTGCCCTCGCGCGGGGATCGCGCTGGCGAGGAGTGCTAGGACTAACAGCAGTAGCCGACGCATGATGCGTGAATAGTACGTCAGTCCCGGTACCACGGGAAGAGAAATCTAGTCGTCGCTCTCTTCGTCAGCCTCTTCTACGTCGTCCGGTTCCGCGCTTTCATCCTCTTGGAGAATGGCTTCGCTCTCGTCAATCGGCCAATCGGGCATCATGCGCGGAACTGTACCAAGTTTTCTCTTCTCATTCTCCCCTTGGCCCATGCGTCTTGAATGTTCTTTTTCTGGGTTCCTAGAAATAGATGCTCCGGGTTGACGCAAAGCCCGTTGTCGCAAGTGTGCAGAACCTTCATGCCTTCGGGAATCGGCCCACGATGGAGTTGCCACGAGACGCGATGGGCAAACTGATAACGCTTTTCGTGAAGGATTATCCCACGGTCGAATGAACCGTTTGAATTGCTCGCGCCAGTCCAGAACCAACATGACGCCGTTTTGTACACATACTTCCAAAAACGAATATCGATTGGACAGCGTTCGTACTGCGTCCCCTTGAACGTGTGACCGACGATGAATCGGCGAGGTTGGCCTCTGACGTAGCCTTTCGGCGCACTCGAATAAGCCGAGACTTTCGTTCGCCCGCCGCACCCGCACTGACAGAAACCAGAATTCATTTCAGGCACCGATGAGCCAACCGCCCTCGCGCAGCTGAGAATATCGCTTGGCCGTGTTCGCCGCAACGTCTGTTCTATATTGAGCGTTCGGAACTTGCACTTCTTTGAGCATCCCGTACGCTCCCTCGAATGCCTGCCCGAGAGTTTCACCTACGGCGAGCGGTGAGCCAATCCAACCGCAGATGCCCGCCGTTTCGAGGTCGTCCGCATCTTCCGCGCGACGCCGCACATCGTACACAAAAAAGCGGTCGAAGTTTTTCTCCGTCAGGCACTCAATCGGGATGCCTGCTTTGTAGAATTTTTCTGGCAGGCCCTCGCACGGGTAGGGCGGCACACTCAAGCGCACCGACGCGCAGAACGAATGCCGCTGAATAATCTCTTGCGGGCGTCGGTCGGTCGCGATTGCGTACAGGAAGTCTCCCCAATTCACGCCGAGCAAACGCATGAGCAGCGCGTCGCTGTCATAGCCGAAGCGTGGGCAAAATTCTAAGCCCCACACTCCCTCCGCGTTCACGATGGTGTTGAGGTCAATCGGCCCGACGTAGCCTAACTCTTGCAGCGGACCTATCGCGCGCTTCAATCCTTTCGCGAAAAGCACGTCGTCTTCCGCGAGCCACGCGAGCGAGCCCGAGCATCCCGTGTTCGGTCCCACATCGCCGTTCATCAGTTTTTTCGTTTCGAGTGTGTGATTCAGCGCGAAATATCCCGCCTCGTTTATGTACGCCTGTGTGGAAACTTCCGTGCCCGCGACAAACTCTTGCAGGACAAACTTGCTCACCTTCGCGGAGCGAAAGAGCACATCGAAATAGTGGAGCAAGTCTTCCGCCGAGCGCGAGACGTACGTCGTGGATTTGTCGTCCTGATCGCCTATCGGCTTAAACACATAACGCTTTTTTGTTTTCTTGATGTGGCGAATCGCATCGGCGGGATTGTCGAACACTTCCCACGGCGCGACTTGGATGCCGCACTTCTGCATGAAGTCGAGTGAGAACTCGCGGTCCTCTTCGAGCGCGTCGGCCAGCGTCGAGTCGCCAATCGTGGGAGTTTCAAGGCGGGCGGCATCGGCATCTTTGCCCATGCCGGTTGTATCGAAGACTACGCAGTCATATTCAGCAGCGGTATAAACTTCGCGACCCGGCATGACTTTTACCATGCCGCCAAGCACTTGCTCGAAACGCGCGTCGCTGACTATCGCAGAAACGTCGTGGCCTTCGGTCGCCATGCGCTGCGCGAACCAAAGGCCCTCGCCGTAGAGACTCGCGACGCAGATCCGCACGGGGAATTTACAGGCCGGACTTCTGACCTACTCCCTCGGACGGAAACTCGCGGCGCATCGCTCCCATGTTTCCTACTTGTTTTGTACGGGTTCTCTCGTTACTGAACTCGCTCTTCCCGGACATGGGTGCCGCGCCCGCTTCCATGCTGCCGCCCGCGCCGACTGGCGAAGTCGTCATTAGGTCGTCTAGCTGCTTGTCCGCTTCCATCGCGTACTTGCGTGCGTCCTCTTTTGACCCCAGGAATGACATTTGTTGTCTCCTTCACTCTACGTGCTTCCACTGCTGGCCACTAACAATACGACCAACCGTACCACACTTGCAATGCAAAAGTTCCGCAATCTCCGAGAAGGTAAAAATTTCAAAGGACATGCTCTTGATGATTCTAACTTGCTTCTCATTCAATTTAGCGCCGGGATTTTTCTCTCCGTAAGTAGAGCGACGCTTCGCGGCGGAATCTTGATGGTTCTGTAGATTTGTTCCGGGCCAGAGATGCGCGGGGTTGCAGCATGGGGGATTGTCGCACGAGTGGCAGGCGTTCTGCGTTTTCGTCATTGGACCGTGGAATAGTTCGCAGATGAATCTATGCGCTAGTTTATTATCGCCGGTGACGCCGTAACCGTCCTTGTTGCGCGCTGACATCCACGGCCAACAGTCGTCAGTGCCGCGAACGTCGATATTCCACAAAACCCGACACAGCAACGAGCAGAATTTTTGCCCCCTTCCTGTGGAACGATACGGGGCATTGCATGCTAGGCAGAATCTAGGTAGCCGCTTGGTCACATGGACTTGGTGAGTTTCGGAGCCTTCGGGTCAGTCGTATGCGTGCAGCCAGGATACTGAGTGTCACCCCAAGTTCCCGTGTTCTGCATCGGACGGCGCGTGCGCTGCCCCATCTCGCCTTCCTGCTTTCCCTCTAATAGTTCGTCGGGTCCCGCGTTGCTAAGCGCCTGCGTGGGCGATTCGGGCTTTTTCGCGAAGATCATGGGACGCCTCCCTAGGCACGGGTACTGTACCACAGGACAGGGACCGGAAGTACCATTGTCGCGCGCGAGGCGCGGGCGCATCCTTGGTGCATGGAAAACATCTTATTCATCCCGTCAGCACTGATCTTCGCCGCGTCGCTCACGACCGGCGCGTACTTCATGCTGTTCGTGTTTCGCGCGAAGCCGCCTGTCGCGCAACCCACGGACGCCTTGCCGGACGTTCACACTTGGAAACTTCGGTGAGCGAAGCGCAAGAGGTCATCAGAGGGCGAAGGTTCGGGCCAACTGATTTGGTGTTGCTCGACGGTAAGCTATTTTTCTCGTGCTTCTTCGATGGTTGTGGACTTGAGTATTACGGCGGTGACTTCACCCATGTAGATTGTACCTTTTTGGGCTGTCGCGTGTTCTTTGGTCAGGCCGCGTGGCGCACGGTCCAACTGATGCGTGACCTTGGATACACTATTACGTCGTCTGCGGGTCAGAATCCAGAAGCACAGTCGGTCCAGTAGGTCGTTGCGTCGCGTTTGCATCATTGCATCTCCTGAAAGAGAGGGTACCGTGAAAACCATGCTGACTCTGGTGTTTGGTTTCATCTTCATCGCCATCGCTGGAACTTGCATCGACTTTTTGTGCGTCGAGTTTTTCCATCACGAGCCGACTCTACTTGACGCCCTCGCCGTTGGGGTCGTGTATTGGTTTTTTAAGCCTACTCGCCCGACGCAACGTGAAGCATCTTCACCGCCTTCGCGGGAGCCAAGCCTAATTGTTCTGCCGTCTTAAACATCACATACGATTCGACTTTGTGATTGTTCATCCACTTAAGGATATTCTTGATTCCCTCTTTAGTCAGCCCTGCCGCGCGGCCAGCGGCACTCGCCCCAACCTCCTCCACTTCCCGAACTGCGGGATTACCTTGAGCGTCTAGCAGCTTTGAAACGACAGGAACCACGCTTGTAGTTGGCTTGAACAGCCCGGCAATTCCCTTCACTATCGGGGCACCGGCCAGCATTCCCGCGCCAAACTCACCCGCTCCAACGTTCTTCGCCAGCATGTCTTTGACAAACGGCGTATCGGCCATTTCAGCTACGGACATGGGCTTCGCCGCACGCAGTCCGGTCGCTTGCTCTGCTCCGCGCTCTGCCCTCGTATCGGCTGGCGGGGCCGCGCCTTTTTTGAAATCGAAATTCGCGGGAAGCGTTTTCGGTGGAGTCGCCTGTCCCGTTCCCGTTTTCCCTTCAAAGAAATTCGCCGGCAGCGTCGCTGGAGGAGTGTCGCTCATTGTGCTTTAGCCGCTGGCGCGAGCGTCCACTGATCCTGCGACCCTTTCTTTCGTTGATAGGTCGCTCCGTTGTACGATTGCGTTTCCATGTCGCCGCCCGCTGCTGGCGCTCCAGCATTTTTAGGGAGGTATGGCGAATCGGTACTCACGCCAGCGGGCTTAGAATTAACTATCGAATTGTTGCGAATCTTCACGTTCTCCTTGGCCTGCTTCAGTCCCTCTCTAAACGTTTCATCGTTCCAATCAGAACTGAGGCTGTGCCCGGCCAACTCTAACGAGTGATCGGTAGGACTGTTCCCTCCCATGTAGATCGTTCCGAGACCGGCAGTCGTATCGGCAATCTGCGCTTCAAGCGCCTGAGCTACGGCTCCCGCGCGTCCCGGCAATTGCTTCATTGCTTCCAAGGTCGCGTGGTTTATTTTTCTATAGCCACTCTCATGGGCGAGCGTTTCCCATTCGTCGTACAGTCCTTCGACTTTATCGAGAGAATCGCTGACGGTGGAGATGTCTTGGCGCAAGCGGGTCTGTTGCGGCCCGTTGAGCGTGGACATGTATTTCTCCGTCGCCTTCCAGTCCTGCTCCATTCTAGCGAGTGGAACACCCTGACGAGCCAACTCAGCGCGTACCGCCGCGCCTACTTTGTAAAGCCCGGTTATTGTGGGCGGCTGGTCGCCGCGTTTGATGGCGTCCGCGATTTCCTTCGCATCTCCGCCTGCACCTTCGCCAGCGGCGGCCCGCGCCCTAGCCTCTAGCGCCTTATCGTGGCGAACCCTCTCTTCCTCCGCGTCTTGCTTAATTTTAAGTTCTTTATCCTTTCGCTCCTGCTCGATTCTTTTTTCTTCTTTTTCTTGCGCGACCTTCACTTCCGCGAGTGATTGCGCTGCTTTTTTATAAGCAGCGGCGGTCGCATCGCGCCCCGCAGTGAGAGCCTCAGTCGCGCGGTCGTGAAGAATTTTCTCTTGCGCCTCTAGCTGCTTCGGGTCCAAGCCGGGAGTAGTGGTCGGTGCCTTGGCTTCTATCTCCGCGCCCATCTGCTTTTTCTGCTCATCGGTAAGTTGCGGTTGCTGATTTTTTTGGAGCAGTTTTTGGAACATCCCCTTTAGCCCTTGCGCAGCTTGTTGTTTCTGCGCGTCGGACTGTTGGGTTTGTTGCTCCGCTTGCTTCGTCTTAGCGGCAACTTTTTTCAGTGCCTCCCCATAAACCGTAGTCTTCTCGGGCGAAAGCCAGTCCTGATTCAGCGCTTTCGCGAGGTCCTTGAGTTTTTTCGGGTCAGTCAGCACCACGTCGATTTTTTGCTGCGCCGCCGCGATTGCTTTCGGGTCCTTGCTCGCGTCAGCCGCGTACTTTTCATTCAGTGCCGATTGCAGGTACGTCCAGTCCGCTTCTGCCTTGTTGAGTTTCTTTTGCTTCTCAGCCGACACCGCGTTCTTAATCGAGGAGCTAATGCCCGCCGCGAAGCGTTGCAATCCCCATCCGTGGGGGTTCGCGGTGTTCATGCCGATGTTGCGCCCGGAGTCTTGCTGGCCGGGGATCGCGCCCGGTACAGGCGTGCCTGCGAACTGTTTACGCTGCGCCGCTTGCGCGAGAGTCGCGAGAAGTTTCTTCGTCATCTCCGAAACTTGCGAGGAAGGATCGGGAGTCCCGCCCGCCGCGCCCGGAAGAATGGGAGGTGTAGCGACGGGAATGCCTCCGCCAGCGCCGCCCGGCAGCCCGCCTGGAACCGAACTTGTAGGAGTGCCCGTGTCTACGCTCATACTGCTCCCGCAATTCCCGCGATGGTGTCAAGTATGCCCGTGTCCGCGCCAGGATTTGCCGCCGAGATGCCCGCCGACGCAGCCTGTCCCGCCGCCCCGCCAAGTTGCAGGCCACTGAGAACATTGTCCAACGTGCTCGGAGTATTCGCGATACGTTGCGCGCCGGTCTGCGAAGTGCTCAGCAGCGTGCTAATGTAGTCGTTAACTGACTGCTCGTACATTCCCGTTTCGAGTTGTCCCTCATTTAGATTTACTTGGGAGAGAAAGTCGCCCAGCCCGATTTGCGCACTCGATCCAAAACGGTTCCCGCTCGTACTAAACTGATTCATCAGGCTTTCAGTTCCGCGCTCGATTTGCGGTTGCATTGCCGCAAACAAATTGTTAATCGCGGATTGATTGAATCCCGCGCCGCTCGTGAGAAAATCGAGAATCGCGTGCGCCGGACCATCGCCGTAAGTTTTGCTCAGTCCGCTGTACAGCTTAGAAATATCTTGCGGCGACATCGAACTCATCCCACCAATGGGAGAACTTGCCGCTTGTGCCACGTTCGTCGCGGGCATCGCTGGCGCACCCGTGAGACTCGTTGCGCCCGGCCCGTTCGCGCCGAACGTCGGGACAGTGCTCGACGGAAAGCCAGCCGTCAAAGGATTTTGTGAAGTTGGGGCCGCTGCCGAACTTCCCGGCGATGGCAACAGTGGGTTCGCTCCGCTCGAAGATGTTGCCCCAGGGACGGAAATTTGACTGCCAGTGGGGTTTGTTGGAGTGAAGCCAGCGTATAAGGGATTAGGTATCGAGGCCAAGTCTACCTCCCGCGAGCTTCCACATTTCCGGTGTGAATCGGACGCCAAAACGCCACTTTTTCACATCTCGAAAATTCCTGCCATTCGCAATAGCCGTGATCGCTGACCTGTTTACGCCAAAGCGCGAGGCAATCTCGCGGTGATTGCGACCATTCGTGATATAAAGTTTAATCAGCGAGACTTGTATTTCGTTAAGTTTTTTGCCACTCCGGCCCTTGTCCCGCATGTCTTTCATATTTTCGCGATGAGTTCCGGCAAAAAGATGCCGCTCATTCACGCACTTACGATTATCGCATTTATGCAGGACCCACTTAGTCGTGGGGCCGTGAACCAATTCGTAAGCAAACCGATGGGTACGGACCAATGTGCCATCGCCAATATTGAATACACCGTAGCCTTTCGGCTGGCAACTCGCAGTCCACTCCCAGCACTCATCAGGTCCGCGCTTATCCACGTGCAACCAGAATCGCTGTTCCGGCGTTAGCTTATCCCATCTGGTAGCCATTAGTAACGCGACACCATCGGCGAGATTTGCACGGTGGATAGCCGCCGATCCCTTTCTGGCTGTAGCACTCTAGCCGCGATCAACCCCGGACGCCCGAGCGAGCCATCTTTTTGTTGCGAATCAGGGTCGCCATAGAGTAGTTGATGAAGATAGCTCGCCATGTCTGACCAACGCAACGTTACAGCCCCGCGCTCTGCCGCCCCTATTGCAATTACGTCGAACCAATCCTGTGGCATGTAGATTGGCGATGTGACAAGATCGGGATTGAATGGGTGCCGTCTATTGTACGGCAGATACACGCTGTAGTTCGTTCCCGGCTGCGTACCAAACCAATACATATTACCAAAGCGTGTATATCTAAACGGGATGCCTCCGGGTATGAACAGCATCGGCTGTATTGCCTTAACCGTTAAGTGGTCCATCGGATAAGCTACCGTACCCGTCGCTGTCCCAACAAACTTGCTAATATTTGCGCCCTGCATCGCAGCGGCTTGCGCGTCTTGCGGCGTCAGGAAAATCGTCGGGTCTTCCGATGAAGTCATGTCATCGCCGGGATTGAGAAACATGCTTACCGGGTACATATAATTTGAACCCTGAAAACCCAAGCCCGGCCCGATGGTCGTTAGAGGTCCCGCAATTTGCAATTCAGGGAAAGGCCACTTCGCCGTTAACTCGCGGATCGTGTCCCGAATCCACGCGCTCGGTCGCATCTCCGGGTTTGTCTGCGTCTCGCTCACGTCCGGGCGGTTTTGCAGATACGCGGCCACTTTGTTGATGAGGCCGTTAATCGTGAGCGTTGCCGCCGCTGGTTGTGCTAGTGGCATATTAGATTGCCGTAAACACCGTCGCGGGACACGTACTGCTTATGCCTGTCAAGAGTAGGTCCGTCCATCCCACGCCCGTCTCTGTCGGGTCCATCAGCACGCAAATCCCACCCGGACCGAACACTCCGACCTCTTGCGAACTTCCGCCAGTCGGCGTCACGTTGATTTGAAGGTTTGTGCCCGTCGAACGATTCACCACGAGAATCAAAAACGTTTCTGCCCCGCCGCCTCCCGCGCCGATGGGCACGTGGCTTCCCGTGGTGAGCGCCTGAAAGAATGCATCGTAATAAAACTTCGTGCCCGTGAGCGTGGGGTTCTGCAGGTCGATATTCGCGACGTAGGGCGGCGGCGACTGGGTGTTGTCTAAGCCAATAAGGATGCCTTGGAAGATCGCTTGAATAGAACTCGCCACGATTCACCCTCACGCAACGATGAGATTGTACACGGAACTGGCCCCTGTCGAGCGCAATGTTATCGTCGTCTTTGTCCAAGGGGTCGTCGGGCTCCGGTAGAGTATCGAGCCGTCTTTCGTATCCTGCCCTACGATTGTCAGCGGCACGCGCCCGAGCTGATGCGTCAAAGTAAAATCCGTATTCGCCGCACCGGGGGAAGTGCCCGCGTGCTTGAACGCATTCATGTTCATGTCTTGGTCCGCGTTGCTCATCGTGGAGCCGAAATTCACATTGCCGTTCAGCACGAGGGCAAGCCGCTCGCTATGCCGCGTGAGGTCCAGCGGGTTTCGCGGATCGCCGAGTACGGTGGGTTGCGCGCGCATCAGGCGTATGCCGTCATTTCTACGCGACCTTCGAGCCGAACCTTCGTGATCGAGACAGGTCCAGCGCCGCCGCCTCGCGTGATAGTGTACTGCAAATTTTGCGCGGTGAGACTCAGCCCGCGCACGACCGCGCCGAGTTTTTGCGTCGCGCCCGCGGTGCCCATCGTGAACGTTTCCGAAATGCTCACGAATGGATTATCCGCGAGATTCTGATTGTAGCCCGAGAGGGTCGCGGTGATCGTCGCGACGCCCAGGTCGCGGAAAATAATAATCTGCCGCGTACATGAAGGCGTGCGCCCCGCCGCAATCTCTTCCACTTTCCAGTTATAGAAACTCCCGAAACTGTTGTCGTTAAAGTTGAACGTGTCGAACGAGAGCACTTCCTGCGTGCCGAACTGCTGGCAAGGAACCAAGAGTAAATTTAATGGCGAACCCATTCCGCCGTTCGACGGGTTCGTGACCGTGAAGGTCATGCTGTTGCTCGCGACGCCCGCGACGGTGACGATTACCGGCCCGGTAGTAGCCATCAGCGGCACGGTCGCGACGATGCTTGTCGAACTCCAACTCGATACCGTAGCCGTGAGCCCGTTGAATGTCACCACGCTGGTGCCCTGCGTCGCGCCAAAGTTTGTTCCCGCGATGGTGACAGAGATTCCGACGCCTCCGCTGCTTGGCGTGAGCGAAGTGATTGTGGGCGTCGTGGGCGCGGAGACCGTGAACGTCATGGAATTACTGTTGACGTTCACGAGTTCGAGGAACACTGGCCCCGTTACCGCGCCAGCCGGGACCGCGACAACGATGGAAGTGTTGGTGTAGGAGTAGACCGTCGTCGCGATGACGTTGCTGGAGAACTTCACGACGCCATGCAGCCCGCCAGAAATAAATCCCGAGCCGCTGATGAGCACGCTCGTACCTACGGGTCCGCTGTTCGGGCTTAGGCTGGTGATTACTGGCGGCATGTCAGCACACGTTCGGGGCGCAAGTCAGCGGAGGCTGACCGGGATTCGCGAAAATATTCAAGTCCCATTGCGCCCAATTCTTTTCATCGAAGGAGTAGATGTACATGCGCACGAAGCCTGCGAGCGGGATCATCAGAATGTAGCTCAGGTACACGAAGCCATCGACAAAGATGGGCGCAATGTTGGCGAACGGCGTAAACGTTGCCGCCGCGAGGTCTGTAAAAATCGCGTCTCGCGCCGTCCCTCCGATGCTGGTCGCGCTCGTCACGCTCAGGTTGTACACGTTGTCGTTGTCTATGAAGCAGCACGACGGGCCATACTGCGCGATGGAAAATGGAAACACGTTGCCGATGCCGTGGTCGCTTGCCCACATGTGATTGAATGAGAACGGCGTCACCGCGCTGCCCGTGGGATTGAATTGCGTGATGCCGTTGGTGCGGAAAATATATCCCGCGATGCCTAGCGTCGCGAGCCCGGTAATCATGTCGGGCACATCGAGAAATGGATTGAAGCCCGCGCTGGTGTTGTGCACCGGGTCCCATTCAAAGGGCAGGCCGTTCGCGCTCCACCAGATGAGATTCGGGAACGAGTACGTAACACCCGTGCCCTGGTCGAGCACGGAAACGTTCGCGAGAATCAGTTGATTGTTTAACTCGCCGAGATACAGCCCGCCAATCGCGAGCGGCCCTGTCACCACGGGCGCGCCGGGCAGTGAGCCCCCGACCGTTGGAGAATCCGCCAGCGCGATTCCTGCGCACGACTGCGTTACCGAGGCGTCGAACTGTACCTGCGTAAACTGCGGGGCCGCGCTCAGTCCATTCCATGTCCCGAGAAACGGATTGATGATTGGCGCGTTATTGGAGCCAATCAGCGCCGCTTTGTCGGTGTACCAGATGGCGTTCGCGAACGCGCGATAGCTGACTGGATTCGTCTTCATGTCGCCGGGGGAAGCCTGCCCTACGATGACCCACGGCGACGTTAAAATTACATGCGAGTTGAACTGAAACAGGCTTTCGCCGGACCACAGCACGGTGTGATATGTGCCGTTCACATCGACGAATGTGGTGATCCCGAGTTGCGGCTCCGTTGGTGCGTTGTGGAGGTCGTAGGTGTTTTGTAGGCTTGGGCGCGAGCGCAACTCCGCGTTGCGCAACATGAAGTTATTGAAGGAAGGCGAGGCATTGTCGGGAATTAAATTCTCCGGGGTTTGCACATCGAGCCCGAGGTATGGTCCAACATAGTCAACCGCCCACTGGCCGTTCTTGTTTATTTGCACGGGCATGTGGGCATACTCCGTAAACCGATCTTCCCCAATTGCAATTCATGCATAGGATTCTGTACTTATCTTTCGGATAAAAATACTCTAAGTTCCAACCTCCTTTTTGAACGGCCACACGCGCATCTCCCTAGACAACCGTGATTTGCAAAGTTCCGTTCGGAATCGCGTTGAGCACGAGGCCTTCAACGAAAAATGTTTTGCCGTAAGTGTACGGCCCCTGGCCCGCAACCGCCGTGGGATTCCAGATAATATTGCCGACGAGGTTTGTCACGAGCAATGTCCCCGCGCCCGCCGTATCCCAGAGCAGTTGCTCGGCGCGAACCAAGTCGAGATAGATTGCGGTGACAACATTGCCCGTCGCGCCCGCATTCGCGAGCGTGCGCTTCCAGTCGGGCACGTTGATTAGGAAGGTGTTCGCGCTCGGAACCGCTTGCACGATGTACCCGCCGTCCCATCCTGAAGGCGTTACGCCCTGCAAACTAATCTTTGCATTCGTTGCGAGCCCGTGAGCAGTCGCCGTGACGAGCGCCGATGCGCCATTGTTCACGATGCTGGTAATCGCCGTAGTGGTAGCTTGGTCGGCGTTCGTGAAGGTCCACGGGTTTGTGACAATGTTTGCGATGGCTACCAGACTCCCGCGCTGGCTGGAACATTTTCGAGTTGGAGAATCGGGTCAATCGGATTGATAAGTTTTGGATCGGGCTGCAACTCGTTGCGGTCACGACTCGCCTCGCGCGCCTCGCGCAATTCGAACGAGCCGTCGATGACCCTATCGTAGCACCCGTAAATGTGGTCAACGAGTAAGCCATCGCACCAACTGCAATCGGATAGCGGCACCTTGCGATTGCAGCGCATGCAGGTCGTGTAAACGTACTCGCAATATCCGCGCCAGATCACTGCGACACCTCAAAAATCTATCCTACTTCTTTTTCTTTTTCGGCCAAGCCGTTTCAGCTTCGGATGTTTGCGCCGTCGCCGCGTCGATGGGAGGTACGGGATTCTCGGGCTCCGTTTCTTCGGATTTATCCACGAGTTCTTGCGTTGAAACGCCGCCTTGCTTCGCAAGATGCGAACGCAAAAACGCCTCAGCGGTTTCCCTTGCCGAGAAGTCTCCCGCCGGCCCGCACGTGCACTGCGCATGGAATGGCAGCGACTTGTTGCTCGTCTTCGTAATCGTTCCGACGTGATACATGGAAACTCTCCTAGTCGATAGCGACCATTGACCAACGCACGACGACTTTCAGCGTCCCGTTGCCGAGCGTGAGCGCGGGAGTCGTGCCGACAAGTTTCAACTCGAAGCCGAGGTTTACGGAATTAGCGTTGGAAAGATTCCCCGCCGCACTCGCGAGCACGCTGACATTGGAACTGGCTGATTGATCGACAAGGCCCGTCGCATTCGCTGACGCGAGCGCGGTCGTCTTACCGATGTATTCCAACTGGAAAGCGTTGTTCGCATTGCCGATGGTGTACGCGACGGAATTGAAAATATATTCAAGCGTCATGCTCTCGGGCACGAGCAATAGCTTCACAGAGCCAGTTACGGCGACGGTTGAGGGCGAGGGCTCGATCACGACGGCGGTTGTTTGCAACGCGAGAAGTTGCGCGCTCGTGAGCACAACGGCGCTGCCCATGACCGGGCGCAAGCGCGAGTTGATGCCGCTCTGAAACTGTGTCAGCGGATACGGCGGATCGTATGGTGCGTCTGGTCTGCTCACATCGCGCTCCCTAGTGCTGAATGAACGGCATCGCTTTCGCGGGCACGATGCGCTGCCCCTTCGCTTGCTCCGCGATAAAAGCCTTCACTGCGTCCTTCGCCTTTTCGAGCATGTACAGCAAGATCATCTCGTTATTGATAGGCGCGTTGAAGCCCACTTGCCCGGTCATCGGATCGAACGTGACCGTCGCGGTAATAACCGTAGTCGTGTTCGCGCTGTGTCCGTTACCGTCAGCCATTTCCCCCTCGTGCTACAGCGTGGGATGGACCGTGAATCTCTACGGCCCGTACGAAAAAAAGGTCCCTTGCCAGACGGTCGCTCCCGCACTGAAACGCTGCGTAGATTTGAACAGCAAAACTTCCGTCTTGAAGTCGTCGTCGGTCGCGGCCATGAGCGGTTCGCGTTCGTAGAATTTCATTTGGTGTCCAGACTTCTCAGTGATTAGTCCCCACCCGCTTGTTGACGTGAGGTAGTTGAGTTCCAGCCCTTGCAAGTTTTCCGCTTGCAGCCAGTTCAGCTCGTTGTTCGCGCTGAACGGAACGCCTGGAGAGCCAAGCAGTTCGCGCGTCAAGCGCCGAAGTTCGGGCGGGTGAATCAAATGACGCGGGTGCACGTGAACCGGGATGCCGCGACCATCGGGCATACGCGCGAAGATGTTAATCGCTTGCTGTAGCGCGGTGTCGCCAAGATCGGTGTCGGGATTCGGACGGTTCGGATACGTGCCCGCCGCCGAGATGATATTCGTGATACCCGGCGCGGTTGCGGTCGCTTGCGTGCCGCCGAGCAATGGGTGCGCCGTGTTGAACAGCGTTACGCCGTCGTTCGTGGTGATGAGCGTGCCGCCGAGATTGAACAGCGAGCAGCACACGGCCTCGCGACCGAACAGCCCCGAGCGCGCGTGCGACTTGGGCATCTGTTTCACGATGCCGTACTTGTCGTCCGCGATGAGTTGGCGCGTGACTTCCGAGATAAGCCCGTACTGCAAATGCAGATACTTTTTCGTGCCGCCCTGAATCATCGAGTCGGTAATCGGCGGCGTCCCTTCGGGCATCAAGGGCATGGGGCCGGTGCCCGAGAGTTGGTAGTCAATCTCGTAGGCATCCTCGCTCGTCATCTCGTTCATGTAGTGCGGGTACTGTGGCGCGTGCTCTTTGAGGTCAAAGAATTCCACGAAGATATGGCGTAACCCAGGTGCCAATAGTGGCGGAAAGTTATTACGAGACATTACACCAAAGGGTGCCATTAATCCTCCAGTAAACTACTGCTCACACCTACTACGCGAAGATTTGCGCAACTGCGTTGAGTACCACGAAAAACACATGCCCGCCCACGGTGCCGGTTGCTTCAAGCGGGCTGATCCCTACAATACGAACCGCATTGTTCTTGGCCGTATCGACGTACCAGAAATTATTCCCAGTGTCCTTGGTCAACCCAAAATTTTGGCCGACCATGTTTGCTGCCGTCGCCACTGGCGTGACCGTCGATGAAGTGCCGAGCTTCCCCTGAAACACCGTGGTCGGTGCCGCGATGTAATAGCCGAGCGTGCCGTCCGTGAATGGAACCATCGGCGGGGTGATAACCGCGAGGGGTTGGTTCGAGTTTGCGGCGTAATTACCGATGACCGAACCCGGCCCGAGAACGGGCGAGAACGGTTGCGGCTGGCCCGACCCAGTCGTGCCAAGGTTGTTCGCATTCTGAATCGCGAAGCCCGCGATACCTGCAATAACCGTGGCCCCGTCCCACGCTTGCACGCCGCCATCTGCGGTGCCGCCAGTGGTTACGATTTGGACGGGAGTACCTTCCACGAACGTCTGCCCTAGTTCTTCGGGCGAGTACGCGATTGGGAAGGAAATAGCCCCGCCCAAGTCCTTGACTGGTTCGATCGAATCGGCGAAGTTTGCCATCTGTTTCGCTCCTGTTCGCTACTTGATTCGCGCTACCGCTGCATTGCCCGTAACTTTTCCCGTGCGCAATTCTTCGGTCGGGTCGCTCACGTGCGCGGCGTTGCGAATGCTCTCGTCGTCGCCCATGTAGTGCGCCATGCCCGGCGTCATGTTCTCGATTCCCATTGGCCCGGAACTTTGGCGACGCGGATTGATCTGGTCAAGCGCCGCGAGGTTTTGCGCTTTGCGAATCTCGCGCCAGCGCTGCATCGGGATTTTCATCAAGCGCCGGTCGCCCGAGCGAATCTCGTTTTGCTGCTTCACGTTGTCTTTGGAATACATCTCCACGTCGTCGGTCGTCGCGTAGTCCCAGCCCGCCGCGCGCAACTGCTCGACGCGCTCGTGCCGCGCATCGCTGCCGTTGCGATCGAACGCGAGGAAGTACATGTACTCTTTGTTTTTTATCGTCTTGATACGTCCCGACTCAGGCAAATGCAAGGGCCGCGCGGAGATGGACGGATTGAATAAATCTTTTAGCTCATCGTTCCACTGCGCTTGCGGGATGCCGTCCGGTCCCATGATCTGCTTCACGACGGCTGGCGGAACGGCGGGGTCGATCTGGCGCTGACTCATACCACGCCTTTCTTCACGCTCTCCGCAAACTTCGCGGGATCAATGCCGAGTTTTTCCAGTTGCTCTTGCGCGCTCATCACACGCACGCCGTTGGGTGTCTCTTGCCGCCACGCGAGCGCCGGGTCAGAGAGCACGCTGTCTTCGCGCGTCGCGCTGGTGCTCTTGTCTTCGAGAAAGAAAGTTTGGTTCTCGCGGTTGTAACGCAAGCCGGACTTGCGCGCCTCTCGCGCGATCACGAGGTCAACGCAGTTGCGGCAATACTGCGAGTAGTCGCCTCGGCCCTTCTGCTCCATCGGCGTGTTCGCGAAGATTCCGCGAATCTCAGGGATGAGGTGCGTCCAGTCGCTGGACAGTTCGTCAAGGACTTCGCGCTCGGTCAATCGCGCGTTGGTAAGAATCGCAACTCCGAGGGTCGCTTGCTGGGTGTTGCGCTGCTTCTCTTCGGGAGTCAATTCGCGAGGTGTTCCGTCCGCGTTTCGCGGAGTCGCGTCGGCGGCGGGAGGTTTCGTCGCTTCGGTTTTGATCGTGTCCCAATCGGTCTGAAGTTTTTCGACTGTCTCGCGCAACGGCTTCACGCGCTCATCGACGGCGGCGCTGAAACGATTCACAAGCTCGTCCATCTCCGCTTTGCTTTGCTCTTCGGGAGTTTTCGTCGCGTCAGGTTTGTGCTTGTCGAACCAGCCCATGAGTACCGGACCCTCTGGACGGGGAGTGTAGGCCAATAGTCCCGGTACTTGTCAAGAGATTATTTTCAAGACGTACAAGAAATTTTTTCCAACTGTCCAGTGTGACCACGTAGCACGAGCCGTTTGCGAGCCGCAAACCGATTCGCTCTTTGCGATTTCGCGGCACGGTTGTCATCATCGGTGCTCTTTCTTCCACTCGGCCAACTCTTCGGGCAAGTCGCGCAGGCGTTCAAGTATCGCGATCTGGCCCCTAAAGAAATTTGTAAGCTCCATGTTCGGCGTCGTATGTATCACGTCGTACTCTAACGCCTCGCGCAATATTTCGAGGTCAGCTAGCAGCGTACGGAAGCCAGGGGTCTGCACAAGTGCGTCGGCCACTTCCGTGTTCGCGAACAGTTGCGGCCATCGAACTGAGTCCGCGTGTTGCTGCTGCCTTCTTTTGGGCACGCTGTCTCCTCATGCGCTGCAAGAAACGCATTCTTAGTCTCTTGTGATACGGTAGGTTGCGCCATTGGCGTGATTCCAGCCTCTCGCGATCACGCATTCTCTCGCACTCTCTACACGCTCTCCAGCCTTGACGCAGAACCAGATTCTTACCAGACAACGGATGCCCTCGCTTGCAATAGAGTTTTCTGCCCGTCTTGCCCCGTTGCGAATTGACTTGGTGTGTCACTGGCTCTAAATGCGAGGGATTCACACATGACGGATTCCAGCAGAGATGATCTAGGTCGGGGAATTGATTAGGGATTTCGCCAATGAGAAACACGTACGCGAAGCGGTGGGCTAAGATGTGAATCGTGCGTCGTTCGTTCCGTACGAAAAAAGCCATTCGTCCGTAGCCTAATTTGTTCTTGCATCCGGTCCAAACCCAACACGGCCCCAGTTCAGGCTTGTGGGCCGGAACCGGGCCCGCCTTGTCCACCTTGTCCCAAAATAGTCGCGAGAGCATCTTGCGGGGAACCTCCCGGTGTTGCGGGAACTGCCGGAGATTGTACTCCGCGCATCGGCATAACGGAAGGGTTTGGTGGCTGCTGTGACCTTTGCGGAGGCGGTTGCTGCGGAGGCGGTTGGTCTGGAGGAAATTCCACGTTCGGAACAAATTCGGTCGGACTATCTGAGAGTTGGAAGTCCCTCACTATCTGTTGCATAAGATGCACTTTACCAATTGTTTGTTCTCTGAGCCACTTGCGGTAATACGGCGGCAGTCCTTCGTTCGCGAGCGCCTGTATCGCGCTGGACATGGCCTTGATGTATCCGTCGAGCGCCTGATTGAGCAGGATTTCGTTTTGCTTCGTGATTTCTTTGTTCGCGCTCGCCGTCGCCGCGCGAATCGGAATGCGCACCTTGCGCTCCAGAAAATCCGATAGCGCCTCATCGAGAAGTTTGTCATCGAGTCCGAACAGTGAGCCTTTGCGCCCGAGCCCGAGCGCCCCGTACATGTCCGTCAAAAGTCCGATGAGCTTCACGTGCGAATGCCGGAAGTCCGATGTGCGGTGATTGTTGCGCGAGTTCGACTCTTGCAACACCGCCATCGTTCCCATGCTCCCGAACTGGCCTTTCTTGTTTGTCGTGCCCGCACCTGCGCCTCCAACGGGAGGCCCGACGCCGAACCTCTCGCGCGCTTGCTGAATCATGGCCGCTTCGTTCTGCATGGATAGTTGACCAGCATCTACATTGCCGACTGCGTAATGCTCAAACTCACCTGTTCCGAACGGGAGTGTCGCGCCGGGAAACACTTTCATGTTCTTGTCGATGTTGCGATTATGCGGAGACAGGCGATTTAGTCCGAGCATCATCCACGTAGTCGCGTCGTTGCGCATATTCTTCGCCGTGGAGATTTCGTCTTGGAAGTAACTGCCCATGTCCGCGAAGCCCCGCCCGTTCATGCCGTGTTCGCCAAGCGAGAGTCGCGTGCGAATCAGAGGAATCTGATTTTCAGGGATGAAGTTGAAAACCTGATTGAGCATGGTTTTTGTTTCTTTGTGGAACCACGCGATGAGCCGGTATTTGCGCTTGCCCACGTACCAGTAAAAATAGCACTCGAAAATATCCCACTCCGCGAGAATGCGATCCTCGGTCGCGACGACACCCTTGCGCGCGTTCTCCCGTTTGCGCACTTCGCCCGGCCCGTAGCGGTCAGGCTTGTTGAGAATTTTTTCTACTTGCGTTTTTTTGTAGTGCCCGAAGAAAACGCGCTCTTGCAAGTCGCGCCGGTTGAGCGAGCAGCGCCGGTACATGATCGTGGACTCTTCTGGCGTGTTCGCGTCGGGATCGTAGCCGACATCCTCGTCGCGCAAGTTGATTACTTTCGGGCCTTCGTACAGCACGGAGTTTTCAAACTCGTCGCCCTTGCGCCCGTTCTTCTCGCGATAGCCGATGTGAATCGCTTCGACGCGCTTCTCAGGCGCGACGCACACCCACGCGGTTCCGAGGTCGGTGCTGTCGTGAAACCATAAATTTTCTATGCGATACAAGTCGAGTTCGTTCGGCTCGTAGGCCACGTAGTCGATAAACTGTTCAAGTAGACGCGATTTTGTTGCGTTGAGATGCGCCTGGATCGCTTCCTTCGTATGCATGAAGTAGCTGTATTTAATTATCGGGGCGGTGGCCCAAATGAGCTGCAATACGCGCGCGGAAAGTTCATCAGAAGATTCTCCGATGATCGGGTGTACTAGGTTTGAACAGTTCTCAAACGGCCAACTCTTATTTTCGTCGCGCGGCTTGCCGCTCGCGAGCCTCCGCCACTCGGGAACTTTGTGCTTGTGCCGATTCTCAAGCTGTTTCTGGCGTACGTCGATCTGCTCCCACACCCACTTGCAAATATCTTCATCGACGGATTCGCCGAACGTCGTAGAGCGCATCTCGAAGTCCCGAGTCGCGCGGTAGGAAAGTTTCGGCTTCGGCGGCTCAGCGGGTTGCGCGGGCGCGATCTGCGGGAGTTGCGTGGGGACTGCGGTCGCCATGCGCGGGAGAATAGCACAACTCAGTAACCGCTGGCACCCGAATTGCGAGATTGAAACGCGCGTTGCTGCGCGAGTACCCATTCGGACATTTCACGACGGCGAATGTTTTCGAGTGTCTTCACGGAACCCCCGAGCGTATCGAGCACGTCGATTGCTCCAGCCGGGTAAGCGTCGTACTCCGCGAAAAATTCTTTGTGGCTCGGGTGACACCAGAGCTTCGCGTCTTTCAAAAGCGTTTGTAGGCCCTCGATGCGGTTGCTCTGCCCGTTTTCCGAATCGTCGCTGTCCAGCGGGAGCACGTCGAGCGCGCGCGTCTTGTCGCGACGGTTGCGCTCGTCCAGATAAAACTTCATGTTCGCTGCTGCGTCGGGCGCGAGATAAAATTCTTTCAGCCCCCAGCGCGCAGCCTCTTTGTAAATCTTATCCATCAAATCGCCGTACGGAACTTTCTCGCTCCACACTGAGAGCAAATAGATTCTGTCTTTCTCGCTATCGTAGCCGACCGCGAGAATCACGTGGGTGCGTCGCTTGCGTTTCTTCGCGTCCGCGAGCGTGACGATCAATCGCTTGTGCAACACGCCAACGTTCAAGTCATCGAGCGCGAGGCTGTCGTACACCTCATGCTCGATCATCAGGTAGTTTCGCAAATCTTCTTTGTCGAGATCAGGCCGCGCCTCTTTGAATTTGAACTTGCGCAACCACGACGGCTTGAATAGGCAGTCCTCGGGCAACGAGGTTTTATTCCTATAGAAGTGTACGTAGTCGTAACTCTTGCCCTCGTGCTCAAGCGTTTGCTTCTCGTGGAGCAGGCGCTCCATCGTCCACTCTTCTGGAAAGATCGGCTCGCCGTGGACGGGATGCAACTCACAGCACCCGCCCTCCGCGTCGTGCGTTTCGAAAATAAATTCGGGATGGTTCTTGCGAATCAGGCTGTTCAGGTCCGCGTGCCCCCAGCGATTCCCGATGACCAACTGGCGCCCAATGCCGGACTTCGTGAACGCGATGGGATCGAAGCGCGTCGTGGTTTGTTTCCACCAGCGATAGGTGTCGAGCATGATTGAGCCGTCGCCGTGGAGCATGTTGTCTTGCGCCGCTTTGCCGACGCTATCATCGTTAATGATTTGTTTAACGTGCACGCCTTGTAATGCTTGCCCGACGCTGCGCAGTTCGTACGTCGCGGTCGTGAGGTCCATTGGCGCGTTGCGGTCGCGCGCGTGGAGCTTGCTGTGATTATTCCAGAGCGTGTCACTTGTGGGGATCACGTCCGCGAAAACAAACCGGAACATGTCGTTGTGCAAGTAGTGATCGTCAATCGCTTTGCCCATCGCGACGACGCGCGCGCTCGTCTCGTGCGTGATGAGTGTCCGCGAGTTCTGCTCGTGGAGTGAGCGCATCTTCGCGAGCCATGCGTCGTCGTAGCCGAGCCCGCCCATTAAATCCTCGTCGCGATTTGTGAACGGCAAACTCCACCACATCGAGAGCCCTTCGACTCCGCAGGTAGTTTTGAAATGCGACATAGGAATCTCGAACACGAGATGCAAGTCTTCGGTCTCCAGGGTTGAGCACATGTACCAGTGAAGGCGCGCGAGGCGATGCTTTTTCAAAACAAAGTGCGTGAAGAAAAACAAACTGCCGAGCGAGTTCAGGCGCACAGCGTCGCGGTACGCGGTCGCGTCGTCTTTCGGGATCGGGAGCAGTTCCCACTTCATCGCTTGGCTTCCGCGAGAATTTTCTGAATGGTCGTGCGCGAGATGCCGAGCCGCTGACCAATTATGGCGTGGGGCACTTCCTGCGACCGCAACGTGATGACGCGGCGGCGCAAATGCTCATCGAGTTGTACGCGGTGAATTTCTTTTCTCATGGCGCTGTCGCGAGCGCCAACTTGCGAGCGAGTTCCAACTCTTCGCGAGGAACCCAGTGGGGTGTTAGGCCCATCTGGACATACCGCACAAGACTCGCGAGTCGGCACACTTCGCGAATCGCCTCGGCGTCGCGAACGGTGTCGAGCGTGCTGTATGCGCGCTCGATCACTAACGGGCAAATGTCGCGCGCGATTGGGACAACTAAACTGCGGATCGGCGGTTGTTCAGTGTACATTGTCGTTCAACCATCCCTTCTCTCGGAGTTCCTGTTTTTGCTGTTCAAATGATTTTGCGTGACGAGTTGCTGCGAAGGGTCGGGGCTTCACAGGTTCGGGAGTTGGTGATTGCTTTACTTCACCACTGGCGAGTTGTCGCTCCCACTCCGCTTTGCGCTCTAAGCGTTCCTGCTCAAGTTTGTCGTCCCATTGAAGTGCGGGACCGAGATATTGACTTCGATCCACTTCCGAGCGCCTCGCCGCTTCCAGCTCGCTATGCGCTCTAAGAATCGCCGCCGACACTGGCATGAACTCAGAAGTCTGACGCGCCTTCACACATGCTGCGTCCAGTTGCTCTGGCGTGAGTGACACAAGGTCTTCCGCGTAGGCCATCACAGAAAGTTCACTTATCGGCTGGCGGTAGTGCTCTCCGAATATCGCGAGGTGTTTCTTCAAAACGTCCCAGAACTGTTTCGATTGCCGTTGCTGTTGACTTTGATCGTCTCTCTTGATGACTTTCATGCGCCCTCCCTTTCCCGTTTCCGTTTTGATTTTTAACTGGATACAACATCCATGACCCGGTTCGCACCGCCTGCTCCAAAACTTCGACGGGATTTTCCCCTTGCTCTTGGAACCGTAGAAGTTCTTTGAAGATCAAATCCTCCGCGCCTGAAACTATGGGGTGGTGGGTGCTCTCTCGCACTTTCCGAAAGTCTTGAAACAGAGAGAGAGAAATACCAAGTACTTGCATAATTTTAAGTTGGGGCACAGAGTCTGAAGAGTCTGAAGAGTCTGGTTTCTGTGGGTTCTCACGCGCGCGTAGGAACCCAGAAAAACCGACATTGGTTTCTGTGGGTTTCGCGTTGGAAACCGACTGGGTTTCTGTGGGTTTCCTTTTCTTTGGCGGTCTCCCTCCCTTCTTACCATTCTCACGTGCTGTCCAACGCCTTGAATTGACAAAGGTTAACTCTTTCTCGAACCGCTTTTGAGTATACCCTTTGTCAGTTTTTTGGAAGAATCTGCGGAGGACATATTGAATATCCTTACGATCTTGGGCAGTGACGGCTCCAATCAACTTGTAAATCACTTTTAAGCGCGGAGGTAGAGGTATTTCGGTGAGGTACAGGTGGTCTAAGAGTAGGTTGTAGGCACCATGCTCGGCGAAGGAAAGCCCTCGCGTTGCGCCTGCATAGTGAGCTGGATTCTTTTTATAAAACTCGATGGCCCGCCCCCTCAAAACATACGGGCCGAGGTCGGGAGTGAGGGGAGAAAAATCTTGCGAGTGAGCGCTTAGACAGTCCCCGGTCTCACTCCCGAGTCAGCGGTGCGGAATGTACTCTGCGCGCGCCGTGATGTCTAGCGCAAAGCGCGCTTGTGGTGTGGAAAGATAAACCGCTACAGGTTGTGTCTAGGCTGCCGAGCCGAGC